ATTAGAAATTGTTCTTCCGCCTTTAACAAATGCATCTGATTTTCTGGGTACTGGAACATTTGATGGTAAAAATGAAGTGGTTATTAAAAGATTACCACCTAAAATTCCTGCTCTTTCTAAAATAAAAAGTCTTCCATTTGGACTACCTAATCTTCCCCATTCATAAACATGGTGTAATTTTTTAGGATTTTGAACTGCTTCTCTATCTACAGCGTTTACAAATCTTTCGCCTAATATAACAAAAGCAGCTTTAGCAATTTCTTGCAAAGTAGTTGGTCTAGTTAATTCTTTTATTCCATCAACTTTTTGATTTATTTGTTGTATGAATATTTTGCTATCAAGCTTGAGTTGGAGCATTATCTTGCACCTGTACCCTTTGCAGAGTGGCTTCAAAATAAGACACTTTGCCAAATGGATCTAGAACTGCGTGTGAAGAAAATACTTCAAACATAGAATCTGGTTTTCCATTTTTATCAATTTCTACAAATACCTGTTGGTTATCACTTGATCTAATATTTTCAATTCTCCAACGTTTACTTAAAAGCTCTGTTGTTTTAATTTTTAATTGAAGTTTTTCTGAATATCCAAAAGCATCTCCTGAAGGTGCAAATGCTTTGTTATCGCTTCTTGTTGAAGACCCACCAACTTTTATAGGTTCTACTTTACATTGAATTGTTTTGCTAAAAGACCACTCACGAACAATAGCTCCTGTATTAGGATCTTGAGAATTTGTTTGAGTATAAACATCTGCACTAACATTCATTATAGATGTAATAAACGATGCGTTGAGACTCATATGATCACAATATTGAGATTACGATATTGGTCAAGAATGTTGTCAACGGCAATGTTTCCAGTACCATTGAAAGCACCCTTTGCCATCTCAAAAGAGATTTCGCTAAGATCAACCTTCTGTAAATATTTGTTTCTCCAGTTATAATCATTAGATAGGATATCATTTACAAGCAACATTGTTGCCATTTTAATATCTTCTGGTACGTATTTATAACCTATTTGTCCTTGGAACTTGTATCTTGAACCATTACGGAAACGTCCATAATATAAAATTGTGGGATCCATTTGATTATCGTATCTAACATCCCAACCTGCACTAATAAGTCTTATTGCTTTACCTGTAGGAGTTATTTCAAGTTTTAAACCAAAACCGTTGTAAATTGGATTTGAAGTATTATCAAGAACTAATATACCATTTTCCCAAACTTTATCTAAAGTTAACATTTTTTCTGTTAATTCACAAGCATCAGAACCAATTCCAAACATTTCTTGTGAACCATAATATGTACCAAATTTTTGACCCGTGTAACCGTCAATAATGGTTCTAGCCATTCTTTCAACATTTGCAATTTCTTTTGGATCTTTATATCCTACGCTACCTGGATTTGCACCATATCCAAGAAAATCTTGAATTTCGCTAACTGATGCATAAACAGAATCTACAGAGTAGTATTGAGTTTCTGATGTACTAACACCACTTAAGGCGTATGACCATACTACCTGTAGCATTCTATTTATTTGAGTCAGGGCTGGAGATATTACAAAACTGTACATCCCATGTGGTGTCTCATCAACCGCCACCACACTGTTATATCCTGACAATGGAGTTGTTGCGTCGTCTGCATCATATATAGTTACACGAGGAATAGCATCTGCTTGTGTAAGAACTCCGTTACTATAAACGTTTAAATGTATTGTTTGCTTAGTACCCTTAACTATATTTTGCAATCAAAACGCCTCCTATGCGTAGTACTCCTGAGCTTCTCTGGGAGTCGCTAACCTAAATCCTTCTTGAGTGTCAAAGATTCTTTGTGCATCCGATTCAGGCATTGCAACAAATGGATGTTCTTGCGTAAATGTATATCCGTTTGCCTGATATGAATGATTTCCTCTTTCCATCTTTATGAGGATAGAATTTTCCTTAGTCATATTTTTTTTATTCTCTCTTGCTTTTTTTTCTGTTTCTGGAATTTCAATCTCTGCTTTATCTGTATCTTTGAAGCTTGAATACATTTTATAAGATATTCCTTCTTCTTCAAGAAGGGCAATAGTTTCTTGTTTAGTTTTAACGCCTTCAAGATCTACTCCAAATGTTTCTGCAACTTCTTTTAGTTCTGTGAGTTTTAATTCTGTAAATGACATTTTATTTCCTCTCGTCAATGTTAATTATAGCAGATAAAGGTTAAGGGGGATATTTTCATATCCCCCCGCTCCTATGTGTAACTAATTAAGATTAGAATGTATAAGTGCTGTTGCCACCTAGTGTATTTGCACCGTGTGATACGGAACCAAATGCACCAGAAGCTACTGTGCCTTGTACTTTTACGTTCTTAACGATTACGTGTGCGTCGTAGTTTTCGACAGCGCAACCAACACGGATAAAGAGAGTGTACTCAATTGTATCCTTCTTTGGTTGGAACAGACGATAAACTGTTACGTCACGCTTGATACCGATAATAAAGTTCTGAGGGAAAGTCAAGTGTAGGTCGCCATGTAGTCCTGTTGGGCTAACATAGTCTCCTGTCTTTGTCTCGTCCATCAATGGAACGTTTACTACTGGAATACCAAATGCGAATGGAGTTACAGTACCTGGACCACCATCGTTAGCAGTTACATCACCACGGATAACGCCAGAAGCGATATCGAATGGAGAGAAGTTTGTGCTAGTTCCTGATGTTAGGTTGTATAGGTAATCCTGAACCAAGTTTGATCCTGTGAAGAATCGGAGTTGGTTACGGCGTTGCTTATACTTACGTGGAAGTGTCTTGATTGCAAGGTTAAATACTGCCTTGTCAAGTCCTACTCCTTGTGCATCAACAACGTGTGCGTTGTCAAGTGCTAATTTGCGGAATCCCGCAAATGCTGAAAGCAAACCTGTGCTAGATCCGATACCATTGATTAAAACATCCTCAATGTCATTTCCAGCTTGGGTAGCCATCAAACGTGCAATGTGGTCTTCTAGATCTGCACCTTCAATATTGTCTTCAAGAGACTCAGATGAAAGTTCCCAGTCAAGACGGAGCTTGCGGGTTGTCAAAGAAACCTTAGAGAAGGTTGCTGCAGCGTTTGTGAAATCTGATCCAGCCTCGTTAACATAGTTACGTGGGTTGTCTTCAGATGCTACTGTCATAATTCTTTGACCTACAGAAACACGATCAATTTCAGTTACGTTAGAGCGCATACGGATTGTACGTGCTGCCTTAGCCAAAATTGTTGCATCCCACATGTAATCTAGAAAACGATTTGCTTGATCTGGATAGAGAAGACCAGTACCTGAAAGGGTACGACCATCGCCAGAGAGATCAGAAGCTGATGTTCCAAGATTTGTAGTATCAATTACTTTTTGTAGAAGTTCATTACTCATTTTTTTATTTCACCACCTTATTTTTTTGTTAGATTTTTGTCAAGCTTTGTACACCGAGGAAAGTGCCTTGCCATAGACTTGTTTTTTGGATTTTTGTATCCTCCATTGATCCGTTAAGATCACTGGACTTCTTTACTGCAGTTGCAGATTCAAATCCCTTTAGGGAGTGGTCAAGATATTCAATCTTACCGAACATGTCTGTAACTGACTTATTTAGTGCTTCATATTTTTCTGTTAAATCTGTAATAGATTTTGTAATTACTGATGTGGTATCCTCAACCATTTTAGCAATTTCTGAAACTGAAGCGTTGCTTGTTGATAAATTCTTTTCAATAGATTCTGAGAAGAAGGTTTTTAGGTCGTCTACCATCTTTGTGAAATCAAGTGTATCCTCAACCTCTGAAATAGCCACAGCCTTTTCAATTGTTTCTCCTGTTAAATCTGATACCTCATTAACAGTTTCTGCTGTTTCTGAAGCTACGACATCAACGGACTTTTCAATTACTTCTTCTGTTGTTGTGTTTGTCTCTTCTGTCATTTCATTACCTCCTTCATTTTTTTTAATCGCACTAGTGACATCAATAGGCGAAACCTGCTTTATTTTATTTTGATCTGGATAAGTATTAATTGTTGTTGCACTATCAACTACATTTGAAGGTGCAGGTGAGTCATCTTTAGTTAAATACGAATCTAATACTTTTTGAATTGATTCAAACTTTTCTGTTTCTGCTTGTTCAATCCAACCAATGTTTGACATTGATGATTGACAAATTACACAATCTTTTTCAATTTCTGTTGATGTAGAAATAACCTCATCTGATTGACACCAAAATACATTTTCTGTTGCAGTTTCTGCTGCAATACCTTTGTATACTAATCCGCCATCAGTTTTTTGAATAGAAAAAATATTTGCAAGTGGGTTTGCTGGAGAATCCACAAGGCTAAGTTCATGTAAATCATAATTGTGTATTACTCTTCTTTCCTCTGAATCTCCATCAGATTTTTCCATTTTAGCGTCAACAATATTTCCGCCAATTGAGAATCCTGTAAGGGTTCCATCAAGAACTTTTTCCCAAGTATCTTGTGCACCTTTTGAAACATATGCAGTTACATAAACTCCATTATATTTCTTTCCAGTTGCTTTATCAAAAAAAGTATCTTCTTTAAAATTAATCATTTTACCAACTGCTGTTGGTTGGTGCATTTCACGTATATTTCCTCTGAAGCCTTCGAAAGCTTTTCTATTTGCTTCTGCTGTAACAATATCGCCATGTCGGTCTACATTATCTAGGGATGCAAATCCCGAGACAGTTCTTTTCTCCTTGTTGACTTTCGCAATAGGGAAAGCAAGGGTCATAGATGATTCGCTGTTTTGCCAGTACGTTTTTTGAATGTCCATATGTAATCAAATAATAGCAATAATTATGTATAATGCATAATTAGATACTAATATCTCCCTCCGTTTTTGGTATAATTTTTACATTCTGATATGTCTGTTGAGGTATTGCTGGAGTTATAGTTTTTTCTGTACCCGCTTCAACCATGTTGTTGACGTAAGGAGTTTCTATATGATTTTCTGGCATTACTCCTGGATCTGATACTGAATGGTGTGAAGCTAGACCACCCGTTACAAAGCCCATAACGGGGTACAGGAGGCCAGATAAGGTCCTTTGAAACCCAGTTGCTGCCCACATGCCATAAGAACTTATTAGGGCTATACCAAGCTGTTTTGCGTCTGCTACATTAAATTTTAAATGATGTTTTATTTTCATATTGTTGCCTTAAGCGCATCATAAACGGCTTGATTTACAGAGCCATCTTTAACACCAAGTTTGGGATGTTTTAATTCATATTTTTTTAATGCAGCTGTTGTTTGTGCATCCATTATAGCGTCAACATATTGTTGTGGAAGAAGTCCCGCTTTAGCTAATGCCATCTCTACTGCTAGTACTGCATCACTTTTAGCACCCATAATAAAAGAAGTTTTGTCTATAGGAAATGGTGGTGCTGCCCAATATGATGGGCTTGCTGATGGGTCTGGCGTTGCAGTTCCGTTTGTACCCGTAGTATTCATTCCTGTTGCACCCGCAACTAAAGCTCCTGTTGTAGCAACTCCTGCAGTAGCTTTTTTAGTTTTTGATGCAACAATTTTTGGTTTAGCAATGATTGGGTATTTTGGTCTTGCAATAGCAATTACATTTAAATAGGGCCTATGTCTACGATAACATCCGCCACCATTTTGTTGAGAACCATTTGAATGATCAGGGCTTGTATTAAATTCAATAGTTGTAATGCCAGTTGGCGAAGATGCTTCTATTAAACCAACGTGGTCTGCTTGTCCATTATTTGCAAAAGAAAAGAAAACAATATCTCCTGCTTGTCCTTGATATTTATTTACAATTTGTCCTTGACGTTGAAACCAATTCATACCTATTTGACATGATGCAAAACCTTTTGTACTTTGCGCTGCAATTAAATGTGAAAGTCCTACTCTTGAAAAACACCAAGATATACCCATTGCACAATATGGTTGATTTGGAATTCCAAACCATGTTCCGTATGGTGTTGCATTGTTAGGCCCTTCAACAAAGCCTAGTTGACTTTGTGCCATGTGCAATACATCTATACCTGATGCCATTTTTTACTCCTGAGTTCTTCCCTCACCTTTAGCATTTCTTGCTGTTCCCATTTTATCTGGAGCATTAAGAGTTCTGTTTTGACTTCTTTCTTTTCCGCCATTTGCATCAGATTGTGCATCTAATGCAGCTTTTGGATTAATAATAAGAACTTCATCTCCACCTGCCAACGGAGCCTTGCCCATACGAGCACGAACTTCATTTGGAGTAATGACTTGATCCTTAAGATAACGATCTTCAATTCTAGAAATTGTTTCTTCATCTGTAAGTGCAAGTTCATTAAATCGCAAAGTAAAAGCATCTGTAAATGATTTAATAATTAAATTAATCTTATGCTCAAGCTCTTCTTGACGTGGACGACATACTTGCTCTTTAAATGTTTTATCAGCGTCTTTGGCGTTTGCTAAAGAAACGTTTGCAGGCA